CTGTAGCTGAATTATGTCAGACTCTTACTATTGAAGAAATGGTAGGTTGGGCTGCTTTTGCAGAATTAGAAAATGAAGAATATGAAAAACAAAAAGAACAGGCACAACGATCTAGTGCTTTAAGAGGTAAAAAGAGGTAATATAGAGAAAATGTTTTAATTTTTATAGCAAGTGGCTAATTATAATATTGATATTGTTGCTCAGATAAAAGGAAATGAAAAACTAACCAAATTCAATGAAAGATTAAAAGGAACTGCTTTTGAAGTAAGACAATTAAATAAATTTTTAAAAGAATTTCAACAAGGAGGAAATGGTTTAGTAAGAAGTTTTAACAGCTTAAATCAAGTCCTTTCAAATGCAAAGGCAAATTTTAATGCTGTAGCTTCTGGAACTAAATTACAAGAAAAAGCTGCAAGACAATTAATTGTTGCAGAAAAAGAATTAAATAAAGAACTTAAACAACGTGAAGCACTTTTACAAAGATTAAGCGTTGCACCATTACCTTTGCCTGGTTCTGGTGTTGGTTCAGATCCCGTTGCAAAATCTATTGCTAGAAGAAGAAGAAAATTATCAAGAGGAGCAAATCAATATAGCGGTCCAATCGGTCCAGGTGAAGCTGTATCTGCAAATTTAAGGTCTCCTTTGCCACCAAGCGAAAGTATTTTTAGAGGTCAAAGTGTCAATATAGAAAAAAGAATTGAACAAACTTTACAAAATAGAAAGAAATCTGAACGAGAAATAATTGATTTACGAAATAGAGCTAGTAAAAAAATGGAGGCAAATGAAAAAAAATTAATTATATTACGCAAAAAAGCATTAAAACAAGAATTTGCAGAACGAAGAAGATTATTAAGACAAAATCAATTTGCAAATGTTAATCCTGGCATGGGAGGATTTAGAGCATTTAGTCAAAAAGCAGATCAGATTACTGCTGGTTCTGGAGGAGGTCGTACTGGTGGTAACATTCCAACTCTTGGTGGTTTAGCAAGTGGTTTTAATTTAAAAAGTCAGTTTGCAGAGGGAGGTGCTTTTGCTGCTACAAAAGGACAAAGAGTTAGGGGTGCTCTGAGTAGTGGTTTAATTGGTGGTGGTTTTCCTCTATTATTTGGTCAGGGTGGTTTAGGTGCTGCTGGAGGTGGTATCGGTGGTGTAGCTGGTGGTGCTTTAGGTGGAGGTTTTGGTTTTGGTTTATCTATTGTTGGTACTGCAATAGCTCAACAAATACAACAGACTCTTGATTTTAGAAAATCTATTAGAGAATTAAATAAAGAAATGGAACAGATGGGTATAAGTTCAAATATAAGTGGATCACAGGTAAGACAACTAGGAAAGTCTTTGGGTATTACAAAAGAAGAAGCAGTAAAAGCTTTACAGGAGTTTAAGCGATTTGGAAATGATGCGGTATTGATTGCTAAAAAGTTTGGTGGAGATTCTGCTAAGTTTGATGCTTTAACACAAGCAAATACAGTTCAATCTGCGTTATCAGCTATAAGAAAAATTAATAAAGATTTGACATTAGATGATGAGTTGAGATTTATAAATTCAGTAAGAAGAAAAGGTGTAGAAGCAACGATAAATGAAATGCTTGATGAAATGTTAGAAAAACAAGAGAAATTAGATACAAAAGGATTTGGACAAGGAGTAGGTGGGAGAAAAAGACCAGCAGTACTAAAAAGAGAACGAGAACAATTAAAAGAAATAAATTCAGAAAATGGCGAACTTATAGAAAAGTTAACAACAATAAGGGATAAATATGGGGAAATAGCTATTGCCAATGAGTTGAGTTCGTATTCAATAGTTAAAGGATTAGAAGATGTAAACAGAGAAATAAGAAAATTAAATGATGCACAGTTTCAAATAGTTGAATTATCTAAAGCACTTGGTTCTGCGTTTTCAGAATCTTTTAAAGGAATAATAAAAGGAACAATGAGTGTTCAAGATGCGTTTAGAAATATGTTTAGTCGAATAGCAGATCATTTCTTAGATATGGCTGCACAGATGATGGCTGCACAATTACAGAAAGGGTTTCTTGGAATGTTCGGTAGTTTATTCAATCCGTTTGGTGCAGTAATGGGTGGAGCAGGTTATTTTGATCCTGTTACAGGTTTAGGAACAGCAGGTCCAAACTTCGGACTAGCAGATGGAGGAACAGCCAAAGCAGGAAGTACATACATGGTGGGAGAACGTGGACCAGAATTATTTAGTCCTGGAGTTACAGGTACAGTTACACCTAATCATGCTCTTGGTGGCTCAACAAATATTGTGGTAAATGTAGATGCTTCTGGTTCTAATGTTGAAGGTGACGAAGATCAAGGTAGAGAACTTGGTCGTCTTATATCTGTTGCAGTACAATCTGAATTAATACAGCAACAAAGACCAGGAGGATTACTTGCATAATGGCTACATTTCCTTCAATAAAACCTACATACGGACAACAGAAAAGATCTGCACCAAATACTAGAACTGTTCGTTTCGCTGATGGTTATGAACATAGAATTTTATTTGGATTAGCACAGCATCAGAATCCTAAAATATTTAATTTTACTTTTAATGTTTCAGAGACAGACTCAGATACCATAGAAACTTTCTTAGATGCTCGTGCAAACGACTCTGACAGCTTTACATTTACTCCTCCAGGAGAAAGTTCATCTTCTGAATTTGTTTGCGAAGCATGGAGCAAATCTATACCATATAACAATAGAGCTACTATCCAAGCTACTTTTAGACAAGTATTTGAACCTGCCTCCTAATGTCAGTATCAGCAGCAGTATTTAGTGATCTACAGTCAATAAATCCATCAGCGATTATTGAATTATTTACGCTTCAGTTATCAACAGCATTACATGGTGCAAATACTATCTATCGTTTTCATTCTGGAAGCAATTTAAATGCAAATGGTCAGATAGTCTGGGCTGGTAATGCTTACCTTAGATTTCCAATACAGGCATCAGGTTTTGCTTTTCAAAAAGGACAGTTACCCAGACCTAAAATTACTATCAGCAATGCAACAGGATTAATTTCATCAATACTTTTATCCGTTAATGAAACTACAACTGGTAATGATTTAACAGGAGCTACTGTTACAAGGATAAGAACATTAGCTAAATTTATTGATGCTGTTAATTTTGCTGATGGTAGTAATCCAACCGCAGATAACACAGCAGAATTTCCTCAAGAAGTTTATTCGATTGATCGCAAGGCTTCAGAGAATAGAGAAGTTGTAGAATTTGAACTTGCTGCTCCTACAGATTTAGCAGGAGTACGAATACCAAAAAGACAATGCACTCGTTCTGTCTTTCCTTCTATTGGTACATTTATTCAATGACTTGGAAAGATAAAGCATTACTTCATGCGAAAGACCAAGATCCCAAAGAATGTTGCGGATTATTACTAAATATTAAAGGTAAAGAAAGATATTATCCCTGTAATAATCTTTCAATGACAGATCATCAATGTTTTATTATTGACCCAGAAGATTATGTAAAGGCTGATAATACTGGTGAGATTGTAGGAGTGGTTCACAGTCATCCGATAACACCTCCTAATCCTAGTCAGGCAGATAAAATCAGTTGCGAAGATAGTAATTTACCCTGGTATATTGTTAATCCGAAAACAGAACAATGGGCATATTTAGAACCATGTGGATATAAACCTCCATTATTGGGTAGGCAATGGGTATGGGGTATTACTGATTGTTGGAGTTTAGTAAGAGATTGGTATAAAGAAGAGAAAAATATACAACTTAAAGATTGGGATAGACCTACAACACCACAAGAGTTTTTAGAAAAACCACTGTTTGAAAGTTGTGCATGGAGAACTGGGTTTAGAGAATTAAGACCAGAAGAAGCATTACAAGATGGAGATGTATTATTAATGTCTATATTGCATCCAACTTTAAATCATGTGGCATTATTCTTTGAAGGAGATGTTATTCATCATTTAACCGATAGACTATCTTGTAGAGAGCCTTACTCTGAATGGTTGTTAAAATGTACAGGAAAGAG